CAGCCACAGCCGCGTGTAAAGACGCAACGATGTCTGTTCCTACTGCTTCTGGTCTACGTGCTGATTCTACATCAACATTCTTCTGCATAGCAATTCTGAATGCATCTGCTGAGAAAACAGCCGCTTGAGCATTCTTAGAAGACAAACCAATGTTTGTGTCGTTTAGGTATGAAGAAACGTAGCAGTCAACGCCTGCGATGTTTCCTAAGAACCCATTTGCATATACGCCGTTTTGTAGTTGTGATCCAGCGAATGCAGATGAACCAATGTCATTCATTAATTCACTGTATACAGCCGCATTTACTACTGCGTATAGTTTGCCAGTTTCACCGTTTGCACGGATGTTACCAACTGCTTTCATCAATTCTTTGACTGTTAAGTCGCCGCTTGATTCTGCGTTTTCTTGTTGTGGCATATTTACCATTGCCGCCATAACATCTAAGTCAAATTTCTTAGCAACAGCGTTACCAAGAACACGACCAACTTCTGTTGGATCAATCGCACCTAAATCTCTTAGGACAGTTCTTGCCGCATATAGATTTGCTACGATTGTGTTTTTTGTGCCGCCTGGAGTAGTTACTGTTACGTCAACTCCTGGATCTGCTTCTGATGATACTTTGGTTGCATCTACTGATGTTAACTCAGGAACTTGTAGAACACCATTTGGTGCATTAACTACAGGAATGATTGCTCCTGAAAGAAACTGAGATGCCTCGTGTGCCGCGAATATAGTCGCCGCTTTTACCGGAACGATTAAACCGTCCGAGTTTAGTCCTGACATAAATTGGTCAGTTGCTGAACTTTCTTGTGCCATTTCTGGTCTCCTCTATTATAATTTGCCTTCAGCCTTAAGTTGTTTATACTTTTCTCTGTCGGCGTGTTTAGTTAAGTCTAATGAACTTAAATCAACCGGGCCAGTCTTTACTGATCCTGCTGATCCATTAGATACCACCCCACCTGGAGAACTACGAATAAAGTGAGGGTTCTTGTCTAACCACTCATTTACATAACTCTCTATAGTGCGAGGTTCTGCTGTTTCAGGATCGTATTCAACTTCGCCTGAAGTCGAGAATACGACTGGACGACCTGTTTCATCAAGACCAACTCTACTTTTTACTAGTTGAGCAACTTGTTCTGGTGATACAGCATTTCGTTTTGCCGCAACATCTAACAATGTTCCATCAACTTTTAGGCTGGTCAATTCTGAACGGAGCGTTGTAATCTCACTAGTATACTTGTCTTTTTGTGACTTAAGTATATCGTCAAATTCTTCACGCTTTTTCATCGCCTCTATTTCACGTTCTTCTTCAGCCGCTTTCAGTGACTTATATTCATTCAAATCAAAATCAGCAAAACGTTTTTTATACTTTTCTAATCTTGCTTGAACAATTTTGTCCACATCTTTCTGTGAGAAGTTACGCTCATCCTGGTCATTAGTTTGAGGAGTAGCACCAGTATCTACATCGTTTAGATCCTCGCCCGAAGTTACACTCTGTTCGGTCATAGTTGTAATCCTTTCTTGTTTATTTATTCATCGTCAAAATCGACTGATTCGTCAACTTCTTCGATAATCTCTTTCTCTTTTGCTTTTGACTTTTTAGTCTTTGCTAAAATAGTCTCGTTGTTCCAACAACAACACTTCCAACCTTCTGGTGCATTGTCGTGAATTTCTTTCTCATCGATTGCTTTGTCATCTGCATCAACCATAAACTTATGGGAGCCAATCACATTATCTTCAGCATCGTGATATAAACCTTTAACTATCTTCATTTCTTTTTACCCCTTTTCATACCATAGGATCTTTTTGATCCACCGTATGAACTAGATGATGATTTCTTTTTCTTCTTCTTACCTTTACTGTGATACGGCATCGTTATTACCTCCCTTGGCTAAGTCAATATCATTTTGTGTTAGTTCAGGATGCAACTCTAACATTTCTGCATCTGTTAGACCTTCTTCAATCATTGCTTGAATGTGAGGTATCTTTGTTTCTGGTGTAACAGTTGGATGTGGCATATCAGTTTGGATTGGTGTCTCCTCTTCAATCTCTCTCATAATATCATCTAACTTATCACCATCTGAAATAACAATCTTAGCGATTTGTTTGTGTAGTTCTTTAACATACGTTTCTGAATTTACTGGAATCTGTAATGCTTCGTTTAACAGTTTCAAGTCTGCGTGTTCATCACGTAAGTCAAATGTTTTAGTATACTCAATATTAAAATCAGCATCTGGCATCATATTTGACCACTTCCAAAACAGTTTCCAAATGTTCCACTCAGTTGCTTCCATCTTGGCTGACTTATCAGCAAGTCTGGCATTTAGTTGTTCAAACTCTGTAGATAACGCTACGCCTGACTTGACACTTAGACCTCTTGCCGCCATAATAGCACCAAGATTAGTTTGTCTCAAGAAACTCTCTATGTTCATTTTAATCATCTCTACGATACCATTAATATTTGATCCTGCTGGTTCTAATAAGAATGGTCGTAAGTTTGGATCTAATGTATTGTCCATATTGATAACTGCACCAGCACCTGCCATTGCTTTTGTATCTTGTGTTTTAACTAATGTAGGATGCCCTGAGATACGAATACTTTGTTCTGCTTCTGAAAGTAAGTTAAAGGTTGATTGCATTGTTTTGGCAACATCAGCAATATCAGAATGTCCAATACCTTTCATATTACTTTGATTTGCATAATGAACAACAAACGGAACAACACCAGTTGGATTGATTGTTGTTTCTGTTGAAAGTATTTCTTCATCTTTTTCAATGATTACAGTTATTTGTTCTGGTGTCCACATAATATACTTGAATGTGTTTTCTGCCATAAACTCTTTTGTTTTTACATAAACTAATTCTTCGGCACCATTTAGTTTAGTTTGATATTCCCAATCTAGGACTGACTCAGGAGTAAACATTTTAAGATAAGGTCTTAAGTCTACTTCTATTTCTTGTTCTCTGGTCATTACACCATCTATTTGACCTTTGGTGCATAATATCCAAACGTTACCATAAACTGTTGCCATATCATTACATTCTTTCATAAAGTCGTCAAAGTCTTTACCATTGAAATCAACATCTTCTAAGAAACGTTTAATCATAATATCTTCTGCAAGATATCCAAACGTTCTTACTGGTGTTGAACGAAATAAGAATGAACGATACGTATCAACTGTTAGTTTAACTAAATTATCCAATGCAGTATACTCTAGTCTGTTGTGATACTGATTGCCTGGTGCATCATCTTCGAAAAGATATTTTCTTAACATACCCAAAGAAGCGTGACGATAATCAAATCCACCAAGATAACTTGCACGGTAGTAGTTCCATCTACCTAAGTATGCTTCGTATAATGGGTGTCTATAATCTAATTCCATTAATAAACTCCAAATGTTCTTGTGTTATCCGGTTTGACTTCACGGGTTACAGGAAATAAAAACTCTACAGCATATGTTAAACTATCGAACATATGGTCAAAGCCTGTAGATTTATCTGGTTGCATTGTGTTCTCCTTATAAGTATGTCGTCTTAAACTATCTATTGTCTTCTTACACTTAGGGTCAATAAACAATCTTTTTTCCTTTAATGTATTTATCAACATAGAATTAAGAGAATTAATACGATCCTTAACTGCAGGATGTCGGTTCCTGTATCTTACTTCAAACCCTGCATTTTGTAGTATGCTGATGTCTGTTTTCCCACTTGCCGATGTCTTACGTTGTGCGCCTGCTGGATCTGGAAAACAGACTATCCTTTCTGTAGGATATCTGCGTTTGATTTCATTTACTAGTTCTTCTGTATTTGAATTCATCATACTAATTTCATCAATACAATGTAATCCTTTGTTATCGTCAAGATATGTCATTATGCAGGCACTAATTGGACTTACGTTGAAATCACAGCCAATTAGAACCTGCTTGATTGAATGCGGAATCCATTTGACTATGTGGTCATCCGTGAAGTTATATGCGATTACGCCAAGTGCTTCTTCAAACGAAGCCTCATACTCAGCACGAAACGTTCTTTCATCTAAATCTCGTTTCGCCGCATCTATTTCATCTTCCGGCACCAACCCACTTTCACTAGTCTTATACTGGAAACTCGTCCAATCGGGTGTTCCGTGTTTACCTAAATCATATAAATCTTTGAACCAATTATATCCTTTTGGTGTCCCACAGAACAACACCGATCCTGGCGGTTTCTGTGCTGACAATGTTGGTCTAATAACGTTCCATACTTCTGGGTCTATATCTGATGTTTCATCGAATACTGCAAAGTCTACACCCATACCACGCATAGATTGACCTGCATCTCCTGACCTTAGCATTATTGTTGAACCATTTACCAACTCTAACTCCAATCTTGACTCGTTTGTTTTAGCAATCCAGTTTAGATTACCCAAACGTTTCTTCAAATCTTTCCAGATAATATCTCTACACATCTGGTATGTAGGTGCTATGTATAAGCACTTTCGTCCGGGATGTCTAGCAAACTTAGCCAGTTCTCGGACACTTAAATAAGTTTTTCCTGTTCGTCTTCCTGCAACAAATACTCTAAAT